AAGGGAAGTTGGGTGGGTGATGCCGGAGTCGAACCGCCGACATTCTGCTTGTAAGGCAGACGCTCTACCAACTGAGCTAATCACCCGATAAGCCGACATTAAATCAAAAAATCAGGCTACACGCAAGGTTTTTATTTAAATAAAAATATATCCCATTGAAAGAATATAGAATATTTTATTTAACCACAAAAAACACCGTTATGCCTATCCATCAATCAAAAATCAAATGTCCCAATTTATCCGCTTTAGTATGCAGATAACGTTCATTTTCCACATTTTCGCCGACATGTAATGCAATCCGTTCGACCACATTAATGCCGGAATCTTTCAACGTTTGGATTTTTTCAGGATTATTGGTCAACAACCTAACTTCACGAATATGCAGATAATCATAAATCTGCTTGGCCAAAGTGAAGTCGCGAGCATCAACAGGAAGGCCAAGCGCTACATTAGCCTCAACCGTATCCAAACCTTGATCTTGCAGACGATATGCACGGATTTTGTTTATCAAACCAATGCCCCTGCCTTCTTGGCGCAAATATACGATAACGCCACGCCCTTCTTTCTGAACAGCCTGCATCGCCGCTTGCAACTGAGGGCCGCAATCACATTTCACCGAAAATAAAGCATCACCGGTCAAACACTCTGAATGGATACGCGACAACACAGGCAGGCCGTCTGAAACATCGCCCATCGTCAATGCGACATGTTCCTGACCGCCCTCTTCTTCAAAGCCGTGCATGGTAAATTCGCCCCATTCCGTAGGCAAACGGCATGACGCAACAAACTTCAAGGCCTCACTCATTTTCCGCTTCCTCGTTTTCAGCCACGCCCAACAGATTTTTCAAAGAATCCGACAGGGCCAAGGCAAGGGCAATCCAAGCCACCAATACTTCGTCAGGTGCGCCGTCTTTGACATCAAACTCAGCATGTACCACACCCAAGACCGCACCACTGGGCATACAGACAGGAACAGAAATCTGACTCAAACCGGGATGATTGCGTTCGGTCGACAATTCACCAATTTCCTGCCAATACGCCACATTCTGACAAACATTCATCCAACCGCTTTGCGCCGTACGCACAACCAAAAAAGCCTGTCCGGTCTGCTCGTCGATTGGAATCACATTTTCCAATGGCATGCCCCAACGGCTCAGTCGAACCAGCGACAACGCGCCATCTTTCGGAAATGCTGTATAAACCGCTGCGCTTTTCAAATGCTCAGTGCGCTCGGCAACTGAATCCAAAGCCATAAAAATCTGTTTCAGCAACAATTCATGTTCGGCATCAACATAATCCGCCAACTGCCAACCGTCTTCAGACGGCCACAAAATCGAACGCTCAACCGAAGCATTGCCCATTTTAATCACAGTCTGGGCAGTCAAATAAGCAACATGTATCTCATCCGCCGGCAACTTCAAACCTTGCGTCTGCAAAAAATCTTTAATCAATAAAGCAGGCATCTGCCCTTCCTCACCAATAGTAAAGTTGAGGCCGTCTGAAAACAAACCCTGCTTTCAGACGGCCGGAATAAACCATTATATAAGGGATAAACCGAAAAATTCAAGCAAACAAGACTTTGCGCCCCCATTAATCTTGTGTATAATCCACGGTTCAAATTAGTGCGGACGTGGCGAAATTGGTAGACGCACCAGATTTAGGTTCTGGCGCCGCAAGGTGTGAGAGTTCGAGTCTCTCCGTCCGCACCATCAACAATAAATAAATCAAATACTTAAGACACTTTGGGACAATTCAGGGACAAAAAACATAAGCCATCTGCTTTGGGTAGATGGCTTTTTTATTGAGCTTAAATAACTTTAAATCAATACAAATCAGCTACTTATAAAAATATTCAAAAAATCTCTTGCATTACTACTTTTAAAGTAGTATTATGCACACATGGACAGACAACAAGGTCTGCCAAATATGATTAACCAACTGACCGCCACGGGCAGATAGGAGCAAAAAATGAAACTATATATAAAAGAGACTGGCAAAATCGAAACCCTGTCTATTATTGACCCTAAAACTGGCTGCGATTATATCTTTGATTTTGTAGGTAACACCGGCGCATTTGACCGAGAATTTGAAAAAACCGACAACGAAAACGCCGATTTTGCCATCAGCCAAGCCGATTATGACTGGTGGGCGAAAGTGGTTGCTGACAACCAAGCCTTAGATTACCGCATTGCCGATTTGGTTGCTAAACACGGCTATGACCGCGTGATGGACGCAGTAATGGATGCCAGTAGCGATTTAGAAGATTATGCAGCGGCCGCCAACGCCGCCCTCGACGAAGAATTTGGCAGTTAATTCAGGCGCCACCCGAAAGGGTGGTTTCGACAAAGCAAGTATATGGATACAATCAAAGATTTTTGGGGCGATAATTGGATAGTGTCGGAGGTTAGGCCGCCAAACACAAAACACCCAGCTGTATATTTTGGACGCAAACAGGGCATACGCGGTGGGCAGCGAGTCATCATCACCCGTGAGCTGGCCGCTTATATTGCCACGCGCACATATACTGAGTGCGCCTCATCTCTGCCGATAGGTGCGAACACGCTAAAACGCATACTGCACGATATGGATGCGGGCTGCTATCCTTACCCTTTCGTCAACATCAGCGGGCAACCCTATAACCCGCCAAAAGTCCGACGAGGAGATGTGGTGAGTGATGAGGTTTCCGGTAATGTAGTAGTCGGAGGTGCGGCACGATTCGGCACGCTGGTTTGGATATACCGCAAGGATACAGGCACGCCGATTTTGTGTGGAGAGTTGGCAGATGCGGTCAAAACAAAGAGTGCAACCTATATTGGCGAGATGTTGGGGCTTAGTCAAGCAACTATCGCCAAATGGCGCGGAGCATTAGGCGTAACTAGGTCTAACAACGCAGGCACACTGCAACTGTACCGCAACCTAAAGCCACTCAAACTCACCGACGAGCGAACAAAAAAAGGGCGCGAAAGCCCTAAAAACAACGGACTAGCAAAAATGATTCAGCGGCGCAAAGCGCACGCACTAAATTGGGATAGTGTGGACTGGACACAGAGTAATCAACAGATTGCCGCACAATTAGGCGCAAAACTACGCACTGTCGTATCCAAAAGATGCAGACTTAAAAAGGCAAAAGAGATAAAAAATGATTGATACCCCAGAACTAGGCTACACGCCAAACAATCTGCGTGCCGTCCGTGCCAAATACGGCCTAACGCAAAAACAGGTGGCCGAAATCACCGGCCTAAAAACATGGCACCCAGTAAACCGCTGGGAAGCTCCGATTGAGGCGGCATATCACGCAGACATGCCTTACACCAAATGGCTAAAGCTGCTGGACAAACTGTCATCCCGCCAAACAAACAACCAAGAAAGGTAGCACCATGAGCGAACTCACTGCGGGTATCAAAGCGCAACTGTTCAATCTTATGTTTTTTATTATTACGGTTGGCATCATCCTTGTCATTGATTTTGTCATCTACCGGACTTGCTTACACTTCTACACCCAAATTTACGGGCGTGCCGAAGCCAGGCACCGCGCCTACGGGACAGGGCGGATATTTGCGTTGATTGCCATACTGGTAGCTATTTGGCTGTTTTTTATACATTAGATGACCACTGTAAAATCCGACACAACAAAGGCCGCCTGAATTTCAGACGGCCTTTGTTTTACTGAAGGGTATCAGATAACGCCTTATGCCGCGCCTTGCAATCGTTGTACAAGCCGATGACTTGCAACGACCATGGCAACACATCCGCGCCTGTACCGCCCTCAAGTTTAGGCAGGCTCGGGCATGGTTGCACAAGGTCGGCAGGCGGCTTAATTGCCGTCGGCAATGGCGGCATTGATGACTGACACGCCGTCAGAATCAACACAGACGTTACGATAGACAGGCTTCTCAACAATCTTTTGGACTTGGACATAACGCACCCTTTCTTTCTCTTCTCGCACGGCTTTGCCGGTCTGATATGTAGCGGACAATTCGCGGTCTTGCTTCGCTTTTTCAATCGCGGAATCTTTCAGGCGGCCTGAAATTTCCACCGCCATTGATTCACGGCCGCGCTTGTATTGGGCGGCGTGGTCGTATTGCCACGCGCCCACAATCAGCGCAAAACAAACCGCGATCAGGATCAGTTTCCAGTTTTTAAGCAGGCTGTTCATAGGTTTTCAACATCGTTTGGTAGTTTTTGATTTCGCTTTCGGCAAGCTCAAACGCTTTCAGGTCTGCTTCTTCGCTCGCCTGTTTGCGCTTCTCTTCCCATTCGGCGATACGCGCTTTCAGAAACTCGACAGGATTCATCATCACGCCTCGCTTGCACCATGCGCGGCGGTTGCCGTAATAGATGGCAAAACATAACGTTCAGGCGCGGGGCTTGATGGTACCGCCTTGCCATCCACCAGCTTAGACGGCCAAAAATAGCCGTCAATATCGGCAGGATTGAACGGCACGATAGACACGGTATTGCCCTGATTACCACCCAAGCCCAAAATCTGACCTTTGGCGTTTTTACCGACCACGAAAAACACATGGCCGCCGCCTTGTCGGGATTTGACCGCAATGCAACCATAGGCAGGTTTTGCTAATTTCGTCAGCCCGGCACTTGCCCACGCTTTAGCACGGTACCAATCCTTGATGACGGCGCGCCCGCTTTTGCCGAGACAGTACCCGACAAACAAACCGCACCACGGTGTTTCATCCTCAAAGTACCAAGACTTTGCCGCACCGGTGAACGTCCCCATCTCTTTCAGCCATTGAACGATTGTCGGGTTATGCGCTTTTGTACCGACAATCTCTTTTAAACCAATATGTTTTTTAGCCTCTTTAATCCAGTCTAACTCTTGCATTTTTTTACTCTTCCATTAAAAAAAGGCCGTCTGATTTCAGACGACCTGTCGTTACTCTTTATCGATAAATTTGTCAGCCGTTTTCTTGACCCACTTCTTCATCAGCCCAGGGGCAAGGGTTTTTACGGTATCCATGGCGTGACCTGTCAAAATGCCGACAAACGCGCCGGCGATTGCACAAGTCCAAACTTGGTTAACCATCAAAAACCGTTCCACTACCGCCGCCGCTGCCACCGCCGATACAACCGCCTCAAACAAGCTTGACACGATTTTGTCGTGGTCTTTAATACTCGACCACGCACTGCCGACAATTCCGCCCCCTATGGCAAACAGGTAGCCAAATTGGAAAAAATCCATTATTCCCCCTTTAGGCTGTCTTTCAATTTTTCGCCAGAAAACAAGAATTTAAGTGAGTTATTGCCAGCCAAAAGGCACAAAAAAGACAGAATCGGCGGAATGACCATGCCTGTATGAGCAGGCGGAAACGCTCCCCAAAACGCCTGAGCGGTCAAGTACCAAATGAACGCTGACACCAGCAATAAGTAGCCTGAAAATACGTTTCCGCGGTACGTCTGCCAGTACATCGCCGCCAACTGAAGCAAGCCGATACCACCAAACACAGGAATCAGGATAGATTCTGGTATCGTTTTGAATTTGTAATAGATTGGCCAGTTGTAGATGTCCACCGGCGAGAACGCAAACACGGCGGCATAACCAATCAACGACAGCCCACTGGCAAACTCGACAACGCGCGTCCCAGTGCCAAAAAGCCACTTTTGAAAACGCACCGGCAGAAAACGCCATTCCAACACATACTTAACCCATTTCAATGAGTTACTCATTTTCCATCTCCAAATAAAAAGGACTTTTTGACAAAATTATCAAAAGTCCAGTTAAGAAAAAAAGCCGTCCAAGCCATTCAGACGGCCTGACCGTTAAACAAATTTGAAATCACGTTTCATCTGTTTCAAAAGCTTTGCCAAATCCTTTTTATGAATAAAGTCGCCGCCTGTTGAGTTGATGATGATCGTGCTGTCGTCGCCGCCTGACTGGCCTGCCATTTCGCGGATTGTTTGGGCGTGTTCAGCAGGCAAAACCTTCTCATTCTCGTGCAGTTGAGAAAGAGGATTAATG